CAAGAGATAACTGACATGCACTTGCGGACATATCAACAACCTGCCAGAAATTACGGGGAATGGGACATGGGAATGGACATACACGATACATAATAAACGGTTGAGGTTGTGCCTTTCGGTATAGGCGGAATTTGCGGTCGATTTCGGTAAAGCGACCCGCTTTCCATCACACACCGTATGTGATGGAGAGCGGATCGCGCTGAAGAGTGCAGCACATCATCCTGAGGTGGAGGCTACGGTTACTGGTGTCGGAGGGACAGGGAATTTCCAGTAGGTGACCGGCGGGCCGACCCTGAAACCATATGAGAAATCTTCACCAATACACTGAAACGTTTCCGAGGGAGGAATGTTAGAGAGAAAGAACGTGCCCTCGTTATAGGGGATTGACGAGTAGCTGTTTTGCAGAGTGGTGGGACCCTCAGCTGAATAACGGGGATATCCTAGCTCAGTGGGGACAGCAGGCCACGGTTGGTAAAACGGGACCAAGAATTCCGTGATTGGTTCGATCGCATTCGCCGAAACGACGATGGGCGATGCTGCTGACTGTGAGGCAGGAAGGAAGCCGGGGGAGATTGTTGCTATAGTGTATCTATCAGTGGGGCCAGAAGGGCAGAGGAGTTTGAGAGATCCACTTTGGAAGCGGTAAAGAGACGCGACCCAAGAACGAATATATTGGGGAAGAGCAATTTCCTCCTCGGGATCGATGTTTGAGAAGGGAGCGAGGTCGCGAAACGGTCGGAAAGAAGTTCCGGGTTGGGGGGCGGGATTATGGCGTTGATAACGCTTAAGGAGTTGTCGGAAGGACACAAACGCTTCTCCAATTGCAAGTGCATTGGGCTGAAGGCCAGAGGACGGAGGAGCGGGAAAGAAATTCGCCTGGAGTTCATTGGTATAAATCGGAGGACTGACATGAAGGCCCCAAAGCATAAGTTTAGCTTCGGGAGCCAATTCAGGGAAGGCGAATTGGAAGTCGGGAGCGGCGGAGACTGAGACGATAATTTCGATATGGTCAGCTGCAGTGGAGGGAAAACGCAGAGCATTAGTGACTGCGCAGAATAGAAGACCAGTGGGACGATTGTACGCACGGTACATATGATGGGCCTCATTTTCGTTGCCGTGAAGCGGCTTCCAGGGAGCGGTATGGACGAAGGGAATAGTAAAGGAGAATTCGGTCACTGTGCGGAGATCGTAAACTTGCTTATAAAGCATGTCGCGATTTAGCGAAGCGAGATCAGTTCCTTCGTCTGCACCTGGGGCCCAATAGATAGTGAATCTGCCAGAATGAAATGGAGTTTTAAAAATATCAAAGTGGTAAGTGATGCCACCGCGATAGAAAACTGCAAGATTGGAGATATAGGAGAGGTAAGAATTATGACACTCCACAGCTTCAGTATTGGGAATTTGGGTGTTGATAGCTTTGGGACAGGCTGTGGGGCAAACGGGCCATTTCCAGATCGTTTTGCCCTGAGTAGCGACACCTTTCCACTGGAACACATCACACACAGTAGGCTTGGTTATCAAGTAGTTGATCGCCATCTCGTCTTCAGTTGTGCCAAATACTCCAGTGGGAATATTAGTTGTAATCTGGGCGTCAAGGGAAAGGGGCTTGGCTTTAGAGTCACCGTTTGCACACGCCATATGCCTGAAGGGCGAAGCGTGGTAAAGAACGGGGGTTGTCTCGTCATTGGGACGGGACCATCCGAAAAGACTTGCTATCTTTCCGGCTGCCGCAAGAATAGCGGAACCTGCATAAATGAAGGGAGCAAGCGGGGGGGCAGAAATGGAAGTGACGGCTGCAGCACCAGTGGCGACAACAGACAGCGCAGATGCTATCTTAGACAATTTGCCGGGAGTTGCTTTAACTTCCTCAATGACGGGGGTTTCTGCTTCACCGGACTGAATTTCGAAGGTGCCGTTAGGCATGTCATAGGTGATATTTTCAGCCCAGATCCACACGACACCATCGACGTCGAGGGAGCCAGTAAGAGGAGAATAAACGGCCAAATTGACAATACCGCAACCACCATAATGAAATGAGAGATCGTAGGCAGAAATGGTTGCGATAAAGGGGATATGGAGACGTGCGGCGGTTTCATCACCACACTTCCAAAGAACCTTGGGATAGCCAGTAATTCCGGGGAGTTGCTCCGCGGATGGAACACTCTTGTCGAGCTGCTGCTTAAGCGGCTCGAACCATAGGATAAGACCACCAGCATTGAACGGCTGGTTATTAACCTGAATTTCAATCACCAGATCGAATTTGACGTAACGGAAACCAGAAAGTTTTTGGTGATGCATCGGGATATTGAGGAAAGCCTTGGGGAGTTGGATATCAAGGAGTTCGTGGCCACGGGGGAATGCTGTGGCCCAATCGAAGTTCTTAATTCGGACGGGTCGGGCAAGAATATCAGAGATCGAATTGGTGAGAAGATCGTGAGTAGGGTTGCGAATGATGGAACTCGTAGTAGTTGATAGGGGACGGGCGGAGGTCACATCACCATCTTCATGGAAGACGGTGGTTTGAAATCGTTCGGTTGTTTCGGTGGGTCCGGCGAAAGCGGGGGTATCGGGGGTTGAGTTTGATTGAGCAGGTGATATTTGAAGACACTCCATACACCTATAAAGGGCATCTTTTGTCCGGGTCAATTGATCTTTTTCGCTAATTGAGGATGGCACACATTGACCAGTAGCGCTAAATAACGCTCCACCCTGTGCTGAAGGCACAACCGTAGCAGGATTTGCTGCTGCCTTTCGTTCGGACATTGAAAAGCAGCCCTGATCACACGGATTAAATGAGAGATCTCGATAGACACCGCAATAGCGCTCGGCATCTAGGAGTTGTGATTCGGAGTAAAGAGGGAAAGTTATGGGGAAAGCTGTGTCGTTGAGATAATGCCGGAGGGGCTGGAATCGAGAGATAAAATCTTCGTAAACGCACTTAGGGTGCTGAGCTGCCTCATAAATGGCACTCTTCAATTCGAGGGAGAGGAGAAGGTCGGCATCTCGACCGTGAATCCAGTTCGTCATTTCGAGAACAGTCTCGGAGCAGAGCGGTGCTCTCCAACGTTGCTGGTCGCGATCAAAGGAAAATCCACGCTTGAGGAACTTCACTTCGGAGAGCTGTCGATAGGCGACAGGAGTACCGGATTTAGTTTCGTCGGTATACGTCATACCAAATGTGGCGTACGCTTCAGTCAGTGTATGCTGATTGATGTACTCGATGATGTAGTCAGAGATGGAAGTGACATCATCATCACCATAGTTGAAGTGACGGATACACTTTTCAAAAGTATCCCAGTTGGCGAATTGGGGAGCTTGCTTCTGCATAGCGATCATGAAAGCACAACGGAACGCAATCGAGTGGTAAACACAATTGAGGATCGTGGTGATCGCACAACCGCTAGGCTGAGAATGAGTCCACATGTAAACATTGTTGCCTGAAATGTGGATAGAATTAATAAGCTCATGGAAAATGGCGATAATTTGGGGATCACGCTTATGGTGATAAAATTCACAAACAATATCGCAAACGGCCCAGAGGATGGCAGCGGAGAGAGAGCCATCATAGTTAGTAAAATCGCCTGCAATAGTTTTCTTGCCATTACGGAGGAGGGAAGTAGCCAGAGAGTGCCAGTCGGAACCAAATGCATTCATTCCAACACAGGATTCGAAATCCAAGGGGTGTCGGAGCATATGTGCACAAAAACCCATCATTTCACGACGGGTAAATATTGTGGCGTCCATTTTTGCTTCAGAGTAAAGTCGGGTTTTACCAGCGTCGACTTTCTCAATCGGTCGGCGTTCGTCCTTCAGACGATCGATAAACTCGAAGTTAAGGCGACGACCTTCAGCGAGACGTTCGTCAAGCCTTCGGATCGACTCGATAACTTCGGGATGATCGACAATCCAATCGTTAGAACCAAGGTAAGCTGTCTTACCTTTACCCTTTTGGGCCCAACCATAACCACAACCTGCGTTGCGGTTAATACCGGGATAGAGGGGATCTCCAATTCGGCCTTGAATAGCTTCGGGGAGAGTGAGGGGAATTTGATCGGAGTCGTCTAGCTGTCTAAAAAGAACTTGTTTATAATGATTGACAGCACTAGCAAGGATATCGGCGGGGGGAGAGACATTAGCCGTGCACGCTTTCTTCATAGCCAGCTTTCGGGGATTGACGGTCTGTCCTGAGGAGTTCGTAAAGGGTTTGAGATGGGCGGGCTTTGTAGTCGGGTCTTGAACCATACCATGTCCAGGGGAGGGAATGATATTAGTCTCACCTTTTTCGAAGATGCGACCTGAGATAGTTCCGTTGCAAACAAAACCGGGGACGAGATTGGGAATGAGGATTCGATCGTTTTGGATTTCGAAATTGACGGGAAGTTCGCATTCGATTTCACCACACTTCATGGATTCAGGGTACCTGAGGGTCAAGTTGTCCACCAACTGGCTAATGAGACCAGAATGAACAGCTGTCGCAAGAGCAGTGTACTTAGAGCCATGGGGTCCACCACCGGCATGGATACCGATGATTTTCTTAGCGTAGCGAGTGTCGACTGCCATCAAAACAGATCCACAGTCACCTTTTTCAGTTTCCACACCATAGGCGTATGACTGACGAATGACAGAATAGGGAGCTCCGTTGAGAGTCAACGAAGTGGGACGGTCTTGAGCAACACACAGATCGGAGTACCGCGCGAGCGCAATACCTGCCGGTCCATATCCTGCGAGGAGAACACGGGGGAGAGTCTGATGAGTAGAGAAACCTTCAGCATCAATGATGTGCTTTCGGAGAGTGGCATGAAGGGGAACAGATCGGGGAGCTTCGAAAAGACAGACGTCATGAGCAGAATGCTCAGAGGACAGATCCTTAGCTAAAGAGACAGAAACATCGGACTTATTGAAAATATAATGTTGCTGTCCGTTTGCAGTCGAAAGACAGATGGTTTCACTAGAAAGGGCCCAGATGTGCTGATTGGTGAAAAAGACCCTACCTTCGAGTGCGGTCGCAGTGCCGTGCGAAACCCACGGTTGACTCTTGTCAGATCGTGAGCTTAGCATATAAGCATTGGCAAAAACACGGGTGAAGATGTTCTGAACATTGGCGTCGGTTTGAGATTCGACGTTAGATTCATGTGCAGGGGGTTTAACACTAGCGGGAGCTGTCGAATATGCTTCATGAGCCGGGGCTTTGACACTAGCCGGGAGATGAGAATAGGACTCGTGGGCGGGGGCACGGACGGAGGCGGGGATAGAAGAATATGCTTCACACTGCGCATGGAAATCGCAGGGAGAGCACTTAGCAACACGAGTGAAGAGACGGGAGACTTCAGGAGCCTGAAAATCATGGGAGGACTTGCACATAGTTACATTGTGATCGGGCTTAGGGCCGGGAATATACATTTCGATATCACAATGGTCGAGCTTTCCAATCGGCTTAAGAGTATAGGGGTCGAGTTTCCACCAAAATTTAAAACTAGCATCACGAGCAGGAACAAAATAATATTTCGTGTATGCTGAAGAAACAGTAGTGCCAAATTTGACAATCGGTTCGACGACAGGATCAAGAGTTCCACGATTCCACAACCATTTGACGAGGTGATAAGCCCCGAAAGCGGCGTAGAGATAGCAGAGATTCCGGATAATAATGTCAAACTGACTGAAAAGAGCGGAAGCAAAGGCGTTTGACTGCGCAGATGCAGGACGAACAACAGGGGGGGACAAGAATCGCTCCCAGAGGTGAGAAGCAAAACCACGGCGAGTGTGTTCGTAGCACGGAGTGTGCGGGACAGTGAAAAGCCTGATATACAGAACAAATGCTTCAACAGAATGGAAACTATATGAATTGATGAAGCAATAGCGAGCAAAAGAGGAGAACTCGCGGGAGAGCTGGAAAGCATCCTTACACAGAACTGTGAAGCAGTTCGTAGTCGTAAGTTTGTGCATGTCGGCAGTCGGGGGCATCGGGAGTTTGTGTTGATCAGAATACTGAGCGACGAGCGCTTCCATATCCTTTTCAATGAATTTACCGGTGGTAGGATCGACATTAATGCCGACGGGGATAGGCTCGGCATAAAGGAAGTTTGCTGCTGTCTGCCAAAGATCGACATGACAGGTGGAAGAGAGAAGAGGTTTACTTCCAAAAGTGACAATGTGAGCGGGGAAAGCCTTAAGGGCGGAGAGCAGACGAGATGCACCAGAAGGGCCATCGAGAATGACCATGTCACCAGGATTGGCGACTTCAGCTTCTGAGCTAGAATAGGCAAAAGCTGTAGATCGACGGAAATTGTCGTGCTTTGAGGTTTCACTTTCAACTGTCCACAATTCGCGAACAGCTTCAGGTTCATCGTCAAAAACAACAACTTCAGGAGAAATTTTGGATCGATCGGTGGGGACTTCGGTGACAATAACGGGAGCAGTGGAGGAACCAGAGTTAAAGACTTGGTTGATTCCTTCAAGATAAAGGGCTGTCTTAGCTTCCTCGGTCATAGGGGTGACCTTGGGGCGGGCAGAAGGTCCGGCAGACATATCGACATCGGCATCTTTGTATTGGGCAGTCCAGTAGTCGGAGATGGTGGTGAGCATTTGGCCTCCAAGCTCAACTTTCTTAGTGAGAGTGGCGACGCAGATGTCGCGCATTTGCTGATAGGAAAGACGTTGAATTTCACCAGCGACGGTCATAGGCTTATCATTAGAGGAACCGGGGTGGACTTGAACAAACTGCATTGCCTTAAGGGCGGCAAATTTATCACCTGCAGCGACTTCTTGAGCAACCTTCTCCCAATTGAGAGTATCGAGAGATTGACTATTGATGACCTTAGTCTTAACATAATCAGGATGGACCATCATATGAAATTTGAGATCA